AATATTGTTTTGGCGTTGGTGTTCCCGAATTTCCTGACCCGCACCTTTGCGTAGGAGTTACCCTGTATCCGGCAATGCCCCACTATTGAGGTACTATCCGTGGGGATGTTATCCAACTCTGGCCAAATGATCGTGGCACCTGACCCTGTCGGGCCGACGCTGGTCCAGGTGTTGACGGTAACTGTCGTCAGATCAATGCTGGCTAGGCCCAGTCCGCTGAAAGGCTCCAGCTTAGGCCGAGAACCAATCATGTCGTTTACACGCGTGGCCATCCCCAACAAATCAGCCCGTGCGGTCGCGGGCGAATCTGTCCCAAGATCCAGGTTGGCGGTGCTCACTGTTGTAGTAGGCCAGACCATTAGACAATGTACCCTATGAGGCTCATGTAGTAATCGCTGATAGAATCAAACGTGCCGTGATTTTGATTAATATCAAAACGGCGTTCGAGGACCGGTATAATAAGGTGACCCGACATGAGGGTCATCGGCGAATCGTTCGTAGTATCCATAGAAAAAATACGTTGCATTTCGGCGGGGCCAGCGGGGTCGGAATATCGCCGTGCCCAGGCATTGGCCGCTAGGGTTCCGTACACTCGGACATAGCAAATAATCGCATACGCATCAACCGGTACATTATTCAAACCGGGGAAAATAACTGAAGCGCCTGACCCGGTCGGCCCCACACCTAGCCACATGTTTTGTGTCAGCGCTTTAAAGCTTAAATAAACCGTGCCCCAACGCCCCCCATGCAGGAAGATTTGCGGCCGCGTTAAAATAATTTCGTTTGTTTTTATTATAAGTGAGTTAAGGTCGCTTCGGGCGCGCGACGGATTATCCGTCGCCGCATCCAAATTTGTCGTAGTCACCGTCGTTGTGGGCCACACCATATTATTTAGCGTACCCCACAAGATTTAAATGAAACCCACTTGATGTGGCATCCATTTCCGCGTGCATTTTATTAAACTCGAATCGTCGTGACGCCACGGGGATAAACAAGTGACCCGACATGAGCGTCATCGGTGACGCCGCTTTTGTTGAGAAATCAAACAAGCGTTGATCATCTAATTTACCCGACGTAAACCCGTAGGGACGCACAAAAACATTCGCGGACCACGTCCCATAAACGAAAACGAAAACGACAATCGAGGTCGCCTCCACAGGCACATTATCTAGCGCGTTCCAGGTTATCGCCGCCCCCGCGTTAGTCGGTCCTGCTCCGATCCACACATCCTGTGTATAGGACTTCATTTCCAAGTTGGCGTAGACCTCATCAAATATAGCAATCCGAGGCTCTGACAAAACGAGGTCATTAATTTTACCGGCGAGTTGATTAAGATAAAATCGAGCCCCCGAGGGGGAGTCGGTTGGTTTGTCGGTCTGCACCGTATTAACCGTGCTTGTAGGCCATACCATGGTTAGATCCCCTCGACCTTCGCATCAATCACGGCGTCCGCTTTTACCGCCCCGTTCCAGATCACGACGCGGGGACCGGGCGAGACATTTTTGTCGATAATCTCCCAGCTCCATCCCGAGCCCACGTTTTGCAACGCAATACCGACATTTTTGATGGTCGTGTAGGTCTTAAGGATTGGCAACCGGATGTCGCCCACGCCGATCCGATTAGTCCCCGTCAAGGTCGACGTGGTCAAGTCTTCGATTGTCTCCTCTTTATAATCCACGGATAGAATTGTCTTCACGTCGCGGATGATCACAACGGGGTAAGCGGACGTGGTCGCCACGCTGGCCTTTATTTTGAGATACCGGGCATTAACCGATGATGGCGGTGTAATAAAGCCCGACCAGGTGGTGTTGTTTAAGCTGTGATTGATTGTTACCGTGCCCGCACCATCGGCGTTAATGGATATCAGGGGGGTGAATTTATACACCGCCCCCAAATCAATCGTGACCCCCTCGTAAATCACGGGCGATACAGGGGTCTGATACCACGTCGCCCAAGCATCCCACGTGGCCGGTAACGTGGTCCACGTCCCGGTATCGTTGGCCTCGATGTCACCGTCGCCGTTTACAAATCCGCTGGTAATGACTGCTGTCGACTCCCAACTGTTAAACCGCGCGCTCTGCGTGTAGAGCTGTCCGCGTAATCGGGGATCCCCGATGGTGCTTTGCACAAACATGGCATTGGTAGAGTAATTGCCGGAGGTATCAAACGCCTTGATGGCAAAGATGTACCCCCCCGCTGGGAGTTGATTGGATTCAAACAAGCGTGTCAGGGGGGAGAGGTGCTCAGCGCCCGGCACCCGTGACATCGTTTCCCATGTCGCCGATGTACCAAATAAATAACGGCATTCAAATCCAGCGAGATCGGGTGGTGGCGTCCCATAGGTCCAGATAAATTGCCGCGTGCCATCCGACTGCGTGGTCACAAGCAGTCCCGTCACCGGGGGTGGCGGTTCTGTTTTGCCGATCACAAAATACGAGAGCGTTTCCAACCATGGCGAAACTTTTGACCTGGAATTAATAGCCCGGACCCTGACATCGTAAGGGATACCATCCTCAGCGGGGGAGAGATAAGCCTCAACCGAGGTCCGGCTTGATGTGGTGGGTCCCGGGTGATACACCGTACCGGGCGCGCGCTTCCATTCCGTCTCGTACCCGATCACGTAGATGTCGGGCGGTGCCACCCAGGTAGCCTTTATTCTGGATATGACCGTACCGTCGCTGCCAATCAGCAATTGCTCCGTCCCCGACGATAGCGCCAGAGCGGAAGGTGCAATGACGACATCAGGATTGGGTAGGTTGGTGTCCGGCTCTTCGGGCGCCTCGATCTTATCGTCCAGGTTGTAGACCGTCGAGTCGTGCTCGGCCAATTCGAAATTACACGTCCCGTCTTGTTCGTGCTCAATCGCTATGACGCGAAACTTTTTATTAACAAATCCAGGAACGTCGTGTGTGACATAAATCACCTCGCCCGGCTCGATCTGCAGGGTTTCGGGCGATCCTTTTACGGCACACGCGAGATTCTGCCTGGATTGCTTTAATGCTAACTCACCGTAATTCAACGCGCGGTAATAGTTTGTTAAAAACGGGGCTTCGACTTGCCCGAGCAGCATCCGACCGTTATCATCTGTGCGAAAAATTGTTGAGTCATGCCGCGCAATATCCGCTTGATATCCGTTTTGTGCGTTAACGTAGCTCACGTCTATACGGTTATACCGGGTCGTCATGCCCGTGTGCGATAAAGTCCAGCCTCCGATAAGGTTTGATTTAGTTAGTGTATGGGTTGGGGTCTCGTCCTTATCCATCATCAGCCGATACAGCCCGTTTACATAAATGGGGTACGCACGTAGGGCCGTGCACATATGAACAATGTTGTCGTATATTGGCCTAGAAGTATCAATGATCCCGTCGAACGTCCACCGCTTTATCGTGGGTGGGGTGACGTCCGCCACAAACGGCACTATTTGCTGGTCGCAATAGTCCGCCACAGTATTAAACGAAGCCTGATCAAGATCACCTGCTACAAGCCCTCTTCCGTAACGTGCGCTCAGAAAATAGTCGCGCAACACTAAAGAGGGGTTATTGCTCCACACCGTCGACCCGTTGCGCGGGTCATAGAGTTTCTTTCCGCGCACGACTAAATTAATTCGCGGCAACCCGTTCCATACGTTGGGATCGTAAGACAATCGTAAATACTGGTAAGCGATGCCAGCCCCAATATGTTGGGATGACCACCCCGGAATGTTGGCGGTGAGTTCCGATTCGGCAAATTGATTGTCCGCTCCAGTATGCAGCACTTCGATAAAGTAGCCGTAAAAACGTGGGTCCGTTGAAAGTACATCATCGAAATAAATATCTTCTACGTCATCAATCTGGCCCTCACCTATAATTATGATGATGTGAAGAAAATTATTATCGACTCCAGACACCCCGAGCGGATACATAATGCCGCCGGTTCTTACGCGGCCATAAGGTACTGGGATCCACTCGCTCGTGCCGATGCGGTTAGCCAAATCAATCCCGGTTTTCGCCGCCACGGAATTAGCGGGGGAGCTGAATGACGGGATATCAACGCCTGGGATGTCGGGCTGGAGCCAGTCCATGACGCCGCCCCAGAGCTTTTGTGGGATCGCGAAGCCCGGCGCGAGAATCGCCATAGCAACATCATCGATGGAGCTACCGACATCATGGACCCCGTCATCAATAGCGCTGCCAACGTCGCGCAAACCGTCTTCAATTTTGCTGCCAAAATTACTGACGCGTTCCTTGGCGTCGCTATACAACCCCATATATAAACCCCCGACACAATGGATTCGAGTTTCTTGTGCCGATTCGGTCTCGACCTCCTCCCAAATGATTGTTTGCGGTCAAGATTATCATTTCATGTACTGCCTAAGCAGACTCGTTGGCCCACCACCCGAATCTTTAGACCCCCAACGTAAGGGCTTCGAATTGTTTACGCCAATAAATTCAAAAAACTTATCGGTTGGAAAGTGCGTTTCTTGATCTTTTTGGTTTGCCATTCGGCCCGATACGCGGTCCCGGTCACCGCCCCAATGATTATTTGCGGTCCAGACAATAATGGCGGTGCCGGATCCTGGATCTTCGGTAAACGTCCAGCCGTTTAAACGGCCCGTAAATAGGATTATCGGGTCGGTGAATACGCTCGCGCTCGAGGACTGGAAACCACGCCGTACAATCACTTTTCTATCTATGTGTTTAATGCTTAGTATCTGAGATAGGTTTGCAAGCGGAACACCGGACATCTCAATCGTGATCGTCTGTATTGCGGGGGCAATCGTTTCGCGTATTGTGCTGACGCGTAAATAGTTGCCGTTGCTTTCGTAGTTGTTAGACGCATACGTCATATCACGCAAGCCGTCACTAAATCGTTCTGTGCCCGCGTCGAAAAATATTTCGACTAACGTAACTATCCGTATTTTTTCTTTTACGATCTCGGTAAGAACAGTGGCCGACATTCCCCGATTAGCCATTAGCTGATGATGTGCTCCTCAAATGTGATAGAAAAAGAATCCACAATACCCATCGCGCGCGCGCGTACCTCGTACACCTCCGCAATCGACACCGTAAACGGGACGTTGATAACAGTAATTGCAGATCCAGCCACCGGTGAGACCATCAGCGAGGGATAAACAATCAAGGTTGCTAGGCCTGTCGATCCGCTGTTGACGCTGGTCCCAACCATATAGACTTTAGCGTCACCGGCAATAAGTATTAAATCGCCTGCCTTCATAATCGAGCTGATGCTGGGCGTCCAACCCGACGTATTGAGGGTGTTGCCTACGTTCCCCCCGCTCGTTACCGGCGTACCCGTCGCCACGCCCAGCGGTGTCTTTTTGGTGGGGTGGATAAACGTAAACGAATCAAAAGCGCCTTGCTGTGACATCAAAAACGCTTCAATCGGCGCGAACTCGGCGCGGGTTAACGGTGCCCATGAGGCTTCAATAACCCAGTAGTGGCCACCTAAAAGCCTGGAAAACCGGCGCCCTGATTGCGCCCGCGACACAGCAACGGGGTACACCGGACGTAACACAACCTCGCGGGGTCCTGGGGTCGTTGGGAAAGCGCCTGACATTAGCCGTAGGGTCCTCTTCGGCCGCGCTCATTCATGGCGCGCTGTACCGCCGCGACACTCGTCGATTCAATCAGTGGGATTAGTGCCCGTATATCGTTTGCCGCCCCGCTGCCTTTGGCGTTGATGGTCGTGTTGATGTTGATTACATTAGAGCCGCCAGACCGCATAAATTTGGCGAGGTCCTGGTTGTCCTCTTTTTTAACGACGCGTTCGCCGCGCTCCAATAGATACGTTCCGTCTTGTGGCACCGCGTCCAAGCCACCGTGAGCGATCCCCGCCAACGACAGCGCTTCGGTAAGGGCGTACGTGGAAGCGATCCCTGCTGAGGCTGGCAGCGCATTACCGCCCATTGTGGCCAAGCTCACCGCCGCCGCCGCAGGTGCCCATGATGCCGCTGTTGCCGCGGCTATTGGCACGCTCGTCGCTGTGTGGGAGGCTAAGGCGAATTTCTCGATGGCGGCTAACGCCAGCTTTTTCATTCCAATCTCAACCAGCCCCGAAACCACCTGTTTTAGTACGCCCTTTACTGCCACGCGCATTCCGTCAGAGAGTTTTTCTTGGTCGAAAATTGCAGCGGACACGGCATCACCCGACCCCGCTGCAAACCGGTCAAACGCAGATTTCCAGGTCTCCGCCCATTCGTTTGATTTTGCTTTTTGGTCGTCTGCGAATTCTTTTGATCGCGCGCTAACCAACGCGTAATATTGATCAATCGTTAGGGCGTTCGCCCGCCATAGCGCATCAATCTCGATAATGTCGGCGCTGTAATCCTCCATCGGCGTACGCAACGACTCGATAATCTGTTTGGCTCGATCACGTTCGGCGTTAACTTCCTTTTCTGCTGTGACAACCCCGGCGATCTGCGGCAAAATCTTTTGTACTTCGCTGCTGTACCTTTCGGCCCCAAACGCGCCGCGATTGAATTCGGCCGCCAACAGATTCATTTCAGCCGTGAACGACTTAACAATCTGATCGTCAGACAAAAACTTAGGGGTAACCGTCTGCTGGCCTAGCTTGCGTACCCCGTCCGATATTCTTGCCACTTCTTCGGCGTAGCGCTCTACGCTAATCGAACCGGCGTTGAACTCTTTATTAATCAGCGCGACGCGGTCAGAGAACTCGCGCAATACTGTTTCGTCTGAATCAAACTTGATATCTATAGTTTGTTCGCCCAGCTTTTGGACTTCGCCCGAAACTTTCGTCACTTCGTCCGCGTACCGTTCCGCGCTAAGGTTCCCGGCGTTAAATTCTTTATTGAGTACCGTAATGCGGTCGCTGAAATCTTTTACGACGGTCTTGTCTGTTTACTTCGTCCGCGTACCGTTCAGCGCTAAGGTTCCCGGCGTTAAATTCTTTATTGAGTACCGTAATGCGGTCGTTGAAATCTTTTACGACGGTCTTGTCTGTTTTTAGATCTTCTATGAATTTTTCTAAAGCCTTATTTGATTTTGGAGGCGGTGGAGGCGGTGGAGCGGGAGGCCCGACAAACGCCCCTTTCGGTTGCGCGGCCTCGTACCGGCCCTGGATGTCGGCTAGTTTGGCATTTACTTTATCTAGCTCGTCCCGTTTATTTTTAATGAGTTCCTCGACCTCCGACGCCCGCGCCCTGGGCGCTCGTGTCTCCGCCCCCATGTACCAGTCGGGCGCTTGCTTTTTCAGGTCGGCCAGCTCGCCAGTAAGATTTATAATGTCTGTTGTGAGAACCTTGGTTCTGTTGCTCAACGCCGTCGAGTGCTTTTCCTCAAAAAGATCACCCAGCAAGCGCTTAGTTGTTAAAACACGCTCGCCCAGTTCCACCATGAATTTTGACGCATAAATCAGCGCGCTTGTAAGCCCCGCTTCGCCCAACGCTTCGGCTAGAGATAACCCCTTATCCCTTAGCGCGTTAAACGCGCCGCCTAGGGTTTCAGTTTGCAGTGTCATGGCCCCGGCATACTGGTTATTGCCAAGATCCGTTAGGTATTTTGTAATCTCCTGCGCGTTTTTTCCGATTTTTGTTTTGACGCCGCGAAACTCCAGCTCGACCGAGTCGGCCTGCTGAACAACATTTATCCCAAACTCCTCAAGCCGCGTGAATTGATATGTCGCCGCATCGGCGATGGCCTCAACCATTTGATCAAACGATTTTCCAGATGCGGATGCAACGTTACCGAATGCGCGTAAGGCGTCCGTGGTTGGGTTGATACCCCGCGCGGTCAGTTTGATATATCCGCCTACCATTTCATCCATAGCAAACGGCGTTTCTTCGGCGAACTTTTTAAGTTCTTCGAATTTATCTTTAGCCGAGTCCGCCGAACCTGTAACGGTAATAAGCGAGGCTTTCAGGCTGTCCAGTCTTACTATCGCACCAATAACCTCCTTCATTCCAAATGCGACCCCCAGCGCAGCTGCGGCACTCTGGGCGAAGCCAACGATATCATCCTCTGTCTTCTTGATGTTTCCCGATACGGATGCAAACGCGTCTTTCGTTTTATCGTCCGCCGTTAGAATCCATTTTGCTAGGTTAGTGGTCACTGTTTCCTACTTCGTATAGCGTCGAGGTAATGCATGGCATC